AGCAACATCGGCGGAAGTGCCTTTCCCCGCCGTTCGGCTCGGCGGAGGATCCCCGCGCAGGCTGTGGCGCTCAAAAAGTACCGCCGCGGCAGGGCGCCAGTCTCCAAGGTATGCGACAACGAACACGCGACGCCGTCGCTGGGCCACTCCGAAGAACTGAGCGTCAAGAACTCGATAGGCGAACCCATACCCGAGTTCGACCAAGCCCCCGACGATGGAACCAAAGTCCCGTCCCCCGTTGGATGACAGGACGCCGGGGACGTTCTCCCAAACCACCCAAGTGGGCCGAAGTCGGTCAGCAAGGCGAAGAAACTCAAGGGCCAGGTTACCGCGGTCGTCATCCAGTCCGCCTCTGAGGCCCGCGACGCTGAAGGACTGGCAGGGGGTTCCGCCGACCAGAAGGTCAATTGGCCGGTAGTCGCCGGCCTGGATCGTCGTGAAGTCGCCATGACATGATACCTCGGGCCACCGATGGGCCAGCACGGCCCGGGGGAAGGCCTCAATTTCGGAAAAGAACGAAGGCTTCCAGCCAAGCGGCTCCCAAGCCACGCTCGCGGCCTCAATCCCGCTGCAAACGCTGCCGTAGATCATGTGGAATGCTGCCGGATGTAGGCGGCCGCGCGCTCCAGAAGATCGGGGTCGTCGCGGAAGGCCCCTAGGGAGGTGTTACAAGGCCCGCAGAGCAACGCCCGCACCTTGCCGGTGGCGTGGCAGTGATCAACCTTCAGGGGCCGCTCCTGACCACAGATGGCGCAACAGCCAGCCTGAGCCTTGACCATCGCCGCGTGTTGATCGCGCGTGAGACCGTAGAGGCGCTTAAGCTTTTGATCTCGCCGCATCTGAAGGTGGCGTTCAGGATCAGCGAGGCGCGTCGCCTTGGTTTTCGCCAACCGAGCCTCTCGGTTCTTGACGTAATGCCGGCGGCTATCTGCCAGCGCACATTCGCGGCACCAAGCGGCGCGACCCAAGCGCCCGGCCTGCTGTTTGTTGAAGTCGGTGAGCGGCTTCACGAGCTTGCACATAGTGCAGTCCTTCGCCTCGATGCCGGAGCACACGGATCCGTAAATCACAGCCACGCTCCAATCAGCAGGGTCACTAGAAAGCCGAGGCCCCACGCGCCCAAGAAAACCGCCAGCCACAGCGGGCAGTAAATGTCGCGCTCGGGTCGGCGGGACGGTTCGCGGAGAACGTCGAGGATGTGGAGGAAAAGCCAGCTAGGGTTCACTGGTCAGTCTCCTTGAGCAGAGCGCGGGCATCTGCAATGCGTCGGCTCATTACATGAAGCGGAAAGCCACTAAGGAATGTGGTGCTTTCGGTGTTGTGCCGCTCGACAGCATCAAGCGTTAACTGCATTGCGGTTACGCTGTCTTTTAGAGCCTCCACTAGCGCCTTGATCCGTTGGTTCAACCACCGTTCTTTAACAGCCGCTTTCTGCACTTCAATGTCGAAGCCTGTGGCGCGGTTTTGGGCTTCGCGCTCGAGCGTCTCGTGGATCATGACCTCGCCCTCCAGCGCCTTGATCCGCTCGTCTTGCTTGTCCATCAGCGTGTAGCCGTAAACCACCGCCTCCTGTGCCGCTTCCCATGCTTGATCGGTCCACATCAGGTCGCCCTCCAGCGCCTTGATCCGCTCGGCGGATGCGGCCTGCCCGGCTCGGTAGGCGCTGGCGTCAGCAACCTCCAATTTGCCGTCGCGCTTTCCCGCATCGATTTGCGCGCAGATGTTTCGGCCAGCGGTGGAGAGGACCGAAAACCGCCTTTTCGCCCGCTCCCTCGCATACAGCAGGGCCTCGTCTGGTTCAGTCATCGTGCAGTCTCCTTTGTGATCTCTCTCATATGAACGCCCCCACCGCACAGGTGATTGCCATAGCGAGCCCGTAGCCCAGGCCCCGGGTCCGCTCCACTTTGGCGTTCCACTCGTCGTTCCAAGGTTCGCCGGTCTTTTGGCATTGGATCAACAGGGTGCCGAGGCCAAACGCGAGCGATGCCGCGACGCTGGCGTAGATCAGCATCAACACCGTAGTCAGGATCCATGGGCCTTTGAAGACGTAAACTAGGCCAGCGGAGAGGACGGCGATCAAATGCCTCAGGACAGCGTTCCGCCGCTCCCGCGGGTTTGTTGGCGCCGCCGCGCCGTGCTTGAAATCCAGGCTCCTGTAAGGAACCCAAAACAGGCCGAGGGACGCGCCCCAAGGGCCAGCCGCGGCATAGCCCAGCGCCGCGCCGATCACGCCGCCACCGATGAAACCGAGGCTCCGGCCGCCAAGCGGCCCCAACACCTTTTCACCGCCGGCCCCGACCCGCCGATCCGCCCATTGAAACAGGAAGGGCAAAGCAGCTGCCGACGCCATTTTCACGATCAGTTCACTCTCCATCGTAGTCATCGCCCCACAGAAGATGATCCGGCCGGTAACCGGCCAGAAAGGCTCCTACGGCCACAGAGACCGGGCCGCTGATCTCACGGCGCCCGTTCTCCATTGAACGCACCCGGGTCTTCGGGCCGATGTCCTCGGGGTCGTACCAACGCCCCAGCTTCAGCGCCCGTCCCATCAGGCCCATGCCCCACCCCAGGTTCTTCCGCGCCTGGAAGAACTCATCAGGCGTCATGGCGTCTGGATAGACTGTTGTCATCGTTGCACCTCTTTCGCCGCAGCACGAAAAGCCTGGCCGATGGCGGCGATCATCTGGTCAGGAAAGATGGACAGCCAGCGCGCCGCTTCAGCGCGCTCCTGAAAGGTCATGTCATGGAACATCTCGGCCTCCTCGAGGGCGTTGGACACCGCGTCCCTGAGGCGAGCTCCATCAAGCCGCGGCGAGGGGCGCATCGGGATCCTCCATCATGATCCGGTACTCGACCCCGTCGATCCAGCCATTGGCATGCACGGCGCCGGGGTGATCTGCCCTCACAAAATCCATAGGGCCATCGGGGCGAACCCAAACCTGCACCAGGCCGTCCGACTCCCAGCCATGGGGAACCAGCCAGATCTTGGGAGGCTTGCCCTTGTACGCGCTCATCATCAGCAGACGGCGGTCGCCAAGAGGCCGGGGCATTCCCTGCGGCCAATGGTCAACCGAGACATAGAACAGCCGGCCATGGAACATGGCTTCGACAGAGGGCTTGGGCGGGAACATTCCACTTCTCCTTTGAGGTAGGCCACAGCGGCCAGGGAAGCGTTAGTCTAACTGGGATTCAGGCAAAAGAAAACCCCCTGCGCCGAGGGGAGGGGCGCAGGGGGTCCGAGAGAGGTCTGACTACCAGGAAACAAGGCGAAGATGCGCCGGATCCTGGATGTCGTCAAGCCTCAGGCGCGGCCTTGGCCTTCGCAGCCTTCGGAGCCGGGGCCACAGTCACCACGGCAGCAAGGTCAGCAGCAGAGGCTGACACCGCTTCGGCCAAGTTCGCCAGAACCTCGGGATCCGAAGCATGAGCGCGGATCGCATCAGCGATGGCGTCCAGAGACCGGGAGATGGTGTCCAGCGGAGCCAGGCCAGCAGCCTGAATGTCGCGGAAGGCGTTCTCCAGCCGCTGACGAGGTGTGGGAGGGGGGATGTCGTAGTTGGCCATGATCGTGTCTCCTCTGTTAGGACATGGCTTCCTGGCCGATCAGCGATGCGCCGACGTTGCCGGCAAAGGCAGCAGGCGTGGTGATCGCGACCGTCAGGATGTCCGGGGCCGATCCCCGGATGGTGTTGTAGAGCGGGAAGAAGTTGCTCAGGTCATAGGACTGCAGACCTCCCGAGGGAAGCGGGGCGTTATAGACGACCTCGCCGCCAGTCAGGGACGTGGCAGAAACATCTCGCTCGGCAAACGAGTTCACCGAACCCAGCGAGTACAGCGTCGCCCAGTTCGCACCAGTCAGCGCCACGGGGCTCTGGAACGTCGAGCCGATCAGTTCCAGGGTGCAGTTGGCGGAGGAGAAGATCTGCAGGGTCTGAGGCAGGATTTGACCGCGGTCGATGATGCCGAGGATGTAGTTGGCCCCCGCCGCCGGCGCCGTGGCCAGAGCCCCACCAGTCACGTTGTCCACGTAGGTCAGTGTGTTCGTCGTGTTCGCGGTGACCCGACCGATTTGGCCTTGGCCAACAGCCCCCGTGCCGCGGAAGAACACATACTTCCCGACCCACTGGCCAGCCGTCCAAGGATTGCCCGCGACCGTGCAGGAGGTGGTGGTCGCACCGGCCTGGATAGCCGCGCCGCCCGCCGGCAGGGTGCCGTTGGCGCCAGAGTAGGCCGCATCCACGCCGTACTCGAGCGTGCCCATGACCCGATAACGAATTGAGAGCAGCGGATAGCGGGTTGCAGAAGCGCCAGGCGCCCGGGTCGGCGCGCCTGCCGCCATGCCGTACCCGTAAGTAAAGCCGCGCTGCTGGTCGATCTTGCCCTCGGCCAGAACCGAGACGCCGTAGTGGACCATGTTGCTGCCGGAGGCCGCGGTGCCGACGTTGCGGAGCTCGTACCGCACAGGCAGGTTGCCGGTCCTGGCCCAGGGGACCGTTTGAGCCGCAGCCGTGGACGGTCCCCAGGTCGGGTAATTGCCGAAGCCGATTTGATGCAGGACGAAGGGGGTGCCATTGACGACCACGCCCCACCGGATTGTGCCGGCGCCGTACCAAGCGTACTCAATCCAGTACATTTGGATCCGGCGGAAATCGATGGTGTCCTTGATGCCATAGGGATCCGACCACTGCTCATAGCCGATCCGGGTATCCACCGGGACGCCTCCCGTGTCGGTGCGCCAGACCACGTACATGCCTGAGGGATTGGTCCCCGGAACGCTATCGCCCTGCTCGAAGAAGCAGCCGTTGCCGTCGTCGAAGAAACCCACGCGCTGGCGGGAGTTGGTCACCGGCGCCCCGAAGAGCATGCCAGTCGCCATGTAGGAGGTCTTGCCAGGCTGGTACCGGATGTAGGGCCGGGTCTGGCGGATGGCGAGGTCGTTGGCGCTGGTCGTGACCGCCATCGTGACGCCACCCAGACCGGAGGTCGGGGTGACCGTGGCAGAACCCGTGGTGAACACTTCCCAGCGCATGGGTTGTCCGCCGTATTCGAAGTCGGCCTCGAAAAGGTTCTGACTCTCGGAAATCTTCAGCTTCCCGAGGTTGTCAAGGAAGCGCCCGGGATAGTACTGGCGCATGGCTCCAGGGTAGATGTCGAAGCCGGGAGAGTTCTGGGGTGACGGCATGGCAGAGCCTCGTTTGCGAAATGAGGCACAAGGCATATCATGCAAGCCGCCAGCGCCAAACCTGGCGTCTCAGAGCGGAGATCTCCAATGTACGGACACAAGACGCCCTCAGGGCGGATGGGCAGCGCGATGCCCGACAAGATGGTTAAGCGGGCGGCCAAGCGCACCCGCAAGACCAAGAGGGCGTAATCATGGCCAAGCGCAAATCCAAGCGGTGCTGATCCATGCCCCTCAAGCAGGGATCAAGCAGGAAGACCATCAGCGAGAACATCTCGCGTGAGGTGCGCCGCGGTCGGCCGCAGAAGCAGGCCGTGGCCATCGCTCTCTCAACCGCTCGCAAGTCGAAGCGGAAGGGGAAGAGGAAGTAATGCCTAAGACGCCCGCCTGGCAGCGCAAAGCCGGTAAGAGCCCTCGCGGCGGTCTGAACGCCAAAGGGCGGGCGTCGTACAATCGCGCCAATCCAAGCAAGCCGGGGCTGAAGCGCCCGCAGCCTGAGGGTGGGGCCAGGAAGGCCTCGTTCTGCGCCCGCATGCAGGGCATGAAGCGGAAGTTGACCAGCAGCAAGACCGCCCGGGACCCGAACAGCCGGATCAACAAAAGCCTCAGGGCCTGGAACTGCTCGGGATCCCGGAAGCGGAAATCTACCCGGCGCTGACACCGGCCATCTAACGAGGATTCCCCCGTGCGCGGGCCCGAGAGCGCCGGCTAGGCCCGGGCCACCCCCAGGATCACAACCCGGAACCCCTGCGCCCGCAGGCGCCGCCTGGCGAATTGCGCCGCCAGCCCAGCCCGATAAGCCTGTAAGGTGATGCGACCTCGAGAGCCGGTCGGCAGCTGATAGGTGACAGTCCAGGACGGTTCGGACATGGCGAGCTCCAAAGAAAGCGGCCCGAGGTTTCCCCCGGGCCGCAGTGGATCAAATGGCATGCGCCAGGCGGGCGAGGGCCAGCAGGGCGAAACCGATCAGGACCGAGGTCCGCACCTCTCGGATACGCGCCCGCCGATCCTCGCCCCGGTGAGCCGCGGCAGACAGGCTTTGAACGGCACCGTAGGCCACACAGATGGCGAGGTAGGCCAGGAGGGAGACCGACGGGTTCATTGCGCCCCCAGAGCCGCCAGAACGCCCAGCAGCAGCCCCAGGCCACCGAACGTGGCCACGGTGAGGGCGCCGCGCAGGATCAACAGGAGGGCCTCACGCATGATCATGCTCCCACTGCTCGAGCTCTTGCGCCCGGTCAGCCTTCAACGCAGTGAAGCGCGCCCGCATCTCCTCTTTCAGCGCATTGACCTTCGCCCTGGCCCGAGCCGCTCGCAATTCCAGATCATCCGCGATATCGATCAGGGCGTGCAGTTTCTGAAGCGGGGTCAGGTCAGGAACCTCCACCTGATTCCGATAATCCCAACCGATGTCGCCGCACTCTGAGCAATACAGATCGCCCGTATTCGGCCCATCGCTGGGGTCCCAGCTTTGCGTCTTCACATTCCAGTAGAACGTCCCATCAGCAGTGATGCAGTGGGTGGCGTCCGGCGCGTCCGGGTCGCCGCAATCCGGGCAGTGGTACGTGATCCGGCTCATCCCATCACCTCGTAATGCATGCTGGCGCGCTCCAGGGCGAAGTCTACAAGCGCCCAAGTCGCGCCGTGGCGCGGGTCCAGATCGGCCACTTGCTCAAATGCGAGGCGGTTCAGTGCGTCAAGCTGGCTTTGCGTGTAGCCTTCCGTATTGTCCATGCGGGCGGCATACAGGCGATCGAAATCCTCTCGGGTCATCTGTCTCAGTCTCCTTTCAGGTGGCCCACCATGGGCCAGACAGCCTGAAGGCGGGCCAGGGTTTCCCCCTTCCCGCCCCGGGCCGGTTTTCGGCGATGATCTAGGCCAGTTCGTCGTATCGCTTCAGCCGCTCCCAGATTTCCCAAAGCTTGGCCCGCCCAGCGTCGTAGCCGGTTCCCGGCCATGACGCCATTGAACCCCAGCCGCCATCGGCGCGCCGGTAACCAAGAATCCAAATCCCGCCGTCCTGGTAGAGTTCATATACCGTGTCCGGCCTTCCATGGGCCGAATCCAGGGAGTGGATAGCGTCGTTCGTCATGATGTAGCGGGTCATGATCTAGCGCCCCCGACGCCGGGATAGCCAGGCCTGAGCCTCGGCCTTGGACGGAAACCGGCTTGACAGGGGCGCATGATGCGGCCCCCGGACCACGTACCAGCCGCCCAACAGCCGGTTATGAACAATCTTAATCACCTGAGACTCCTTTAAGGTCGGCCATCTGGCCCGGTTGTCTAACGGATAGTCGGTTATCTAACGCTTACAGTCAAGCGGGCGCCGGTTATCTAAAAGTGAAGCCTTAGCGCACGCGCCTGGCCGGATAGGGCGCCCGCCCCTAAGGGAAGGCGCCCCAGTCGGACCCCATCAGGCCGCTTTTGAGCCGGACCGGGTAATGGCGAACCTGGCCCTAGAACCGTGTGAGATGATGACGGGATGCGCCCTCGCCTTGGCGCCGGTCCCGCCACAGGCGCGGCATTCCTGACACTGCAGCCGCTTCCCGGCCTCAGCCGACGCCGGACATACGAACTCGCGCTCGCCTAGCGGTTCGCCCGCTTGGCGGATTCGATAGGTGCGCCATCCCATCGCCCGCGCTAGAGCCGCCTCTTCGAGGCTTTCGACGGACGCCATACAGAGGGAAGCGAGTCCAAGATCAGCGCGGCGCCACTGGTGCGTGAATCCCGTAACCGATTTCGCGTCGCTGGCGAGCATCTGCCAGATTTCCAGAGGGACAGCGCCAGGATCCCCATAGGCGCCGATCCTGAGATCCTCGCCGGATCCGAACGCGATTAGGTCCGCTGGCGAGCAAGCTCGATCATGGCGCCCGCGCTGATAGGCGCCCCAGGTTGACGCCGGCGCCTGCCAGGTCACGACGTAGCACCCACCACCCAAGGCCGGACGCTGCGGGCAGTCACCGCAGACTGAAACGTCATCGCCGGATTTCACGGCCGCATGCGGATTCACGTCGGCGCGCATAATCCAGGTTTGCAGCTGTGCGCCGGTTTTTACATTCCGGCTATCTTTCGTCCCGATTAGGACAATCGGGGCGCCGTCTAACAGGCTTTCGCCTTCCCACAAGATCATCTCTAGACCCCTTCGGCTGAGTAGACGCAGGGGACGCTATAGGCGCGATACACGCGATAACTTGCGAGGTTTTCGACCTTGAACGGCGAAAGAGCGAAGCCTTCCGCTTCAGCGTAATTCCTTAGCCAAGCTTTGGCGCCGCCAACCGTTAAAGCTATCCCGACGGTTTCCCATTGTCCCGGCGGACTAGCCGCCGCATCTCGGGCATTCACAAAGGCCAGCCGTTGCGCCGGGTCCCGATAGATCATGAAGGACTTCATTTCAGTTTTCCCTTTAGGTGCGCCACAACGGCGCCGTTTCGGTTATCTACTGCAGCCGCCGGACATGCAACGCCGGACGGTAGAGGCGGCGCCGGACTGAGCCAAAATCGCCCAGGGTGGCGCGCCAGTTTGGCCAGGGTTAGCGCCATGCGTCCCGATTGAGACAGCAAGCAAGGATGAGGACGGCGCCCGCGATCGCGGTTCCGTAGGTCAGAGCGTACAGGATCACGGCGCCACCCTTTCCAAACGAAATTCCGCCGCGGCGCCGCCTCCGATGAAATAAGCGGACCCCGAAGCCAAACTGTCCCGAATGTCCGCGATGTCGAATGCGTCCAGACTGTCCCGGTTCGCATTCAGAAAGTCGGCTAGCGGACCCCGCCATTGGGAGTCGCCAGTCGCCACGTCATACAGTGCTATATACATGTTCCACCCTTCTAGGGGCGCCACAGCGGCGCCAGACAGCCCAAAGGGACCGCACGCTAGGCGCCGGTCCCAAAGGGCGGGTTGTCCGCGATGGGGCCGGAGTCAGGCGTAATACTTCGCGAGCGCGTCCGCTAAGGACGGAACCCATGGCGTGGCCTCATCATCAAAGCCCCACGTCTCATCATCCCCGTTTAAGTCCATCCAACACAAAGCGAAGCCTTCAGCGCGCTGGATCACGAACCCGCCGCAAGCGCATTGCGTCCCCTCGCTCGGGACCGCCACCACGGTGGCAAGAAACCCGTTTGCGTATTCGATTTCTTGACCGGTCCGATACATGTTCACGCCCTTTGTCCTGTCATGTGTTCCAGAATGTCAACGCAAGCCGCGTGCATCGCTTCCCGGGAAGGAAACACCCCCACCGGCTCATAACGGGTGCGCTTGTTATAGCGGGGCATCCCGTTAACGATCTCACAGTGAGAAATAACAAGGCGGATACCACCTTGCGCCAGCGCGTCATATCTGAGGCCCGTGGCATCCTTCAGGCGCCCGAGCGGATCGTTCCGCATTTCAACCGGAATGCGAGATTGAACGAAAGCGGTTTGCGCGCGCTCTTTCTCAGTGATGAGGGGCGAAAGCATTTCAGGACTCCCTTGCAGGTGCGCCACAGTCGGCGACTAGCCGGACCCTGCCGGACTCTCGGGTAGCAATCAAGCCTAAACCGCCAGACAGGCCGACGCACGCTAGAGACGGTCCCGGACAGCGACGGACTCCTTATAGTGGGGACAGACAGACGGACAGCTGCCGGAACACGCGGCGCCGTTCTGGAGTCGCGGGGAAGGGAAGGGAAGGGAGGGAGGGAGGGGCGCCAGATCACCCGCCGACCTATCGACCGAGTCCCAGCTTCACAGGCCTGTCAGGCGCCATCAGGACCGGTCTATGGCCTACAGATGCACCCTCGCCCATCCCATGACAGACGCCCCACAGGCCCCTTCCACCCGTAAACCTCACAGGCCAGCATGCGCCGTGACAAACGCCCCTGCCGGTCGCCAGCAAACACTAGGGACCGCCTCGCGGCTCCGGTCCGGTCCGGCCTCGTCTAGGCCTAGAGTGACGCCGCGAACCGGCCCAGACGCGCCGACTAGGCCGACCGACCCCGCCCAGCGCCGACCGGGACGCCGACCATGCGGATTGATAATCCCCCACCTCCACAACTCCCCAAAAGAAAAAGGGCTTGGTTTCCTGATCCTGTTATCCTAACGGTGATCTGAGTGTGATCTAACTGGCATACGGGAGATGGGTTGGTTATGGGCAAGGCTGGACCGAAGAAGGGTGAGTTGGCTGAGTTGAGGACGAGGGTGTTGTGCCTGGTCCAGGAGGTTCGGGATCTTCGTGCGACGGTGGAGATGATGACGCCGGCGTATGAGGCGCATCTGAAGAACCGGGAGGGGAGCCGAGAGGCGATGCGGCGGTTGCGGGCTTCAAGGAAGGGGGAGGTTGTTCAGTGACTGGGAAGATGGTGGGCTATGCCCGGGTGAGTACGACGGATCAGGATCTGACGATCCAGCTGACGGCTTTGGAGAAGGCGGGATGTGATCCGGTGTTCTCGGAGAAGCGGTCTGGGACGAGCACGGACAAGCGGGTGGAGTTGGCCCGGTGTCTTCAATACCTGCGGGATGGGGACACCCTGGTGGTGGCCAAGGTGGATCGGCTGGGGCGAAGCCTGGTGGATCTGGCGAAGATCGTGGACGGGCTTCAGCAGCGGGGTGTGAAGTTTCTGTCCCTGGATCAGAACTTCGATGTGGAGACGCCTGGGGGCAAGGCCATGCTGCAGATGCTGATGGTCTTTGCGGAGCTCGAGAACTCGTTCCGGCGCCAGCGGCAGTCCGAGGGCATTGCCGCGGCGAAGGCCCGGGGGGTCTACGATAACAGGCGGACGCAGCAGATGCGGTCCCGGCGGGCTTATGGCAAGCGGCTGCTTGAGCAGGGCATGACGTACCAGGAGGCGGCGGACAAGTGTGGCCTGCACCGCTACACGCTCTACAGGCACTACCCCGAGTTCCGACGGGAGGAGATGCCCGAGGAGGAGGTTCGCAAGCGGGTTGACGGCCGGAAGAAGCGGAAGGTCGAGCGCGAGGAAGCCGAATTGGAGAAGACCATCAGGGCCGCTCGGAAGGCCGAGAAAAAGGTAGCAGCACCCGTGGTTTCGCCTGAACCGCCACCCCCTTTACCGCCGGCGAAGAAGACCCTTTGGGGCAAATTATTCCCCTCTACCCCGGGTTCGTGAGGCAAGGTCTTGCTTTCTCGGTCCTGCAGGAGCAATTCTTGGCACGGCCCCGCCCTGCGGGGAGGGCGGTTGTGGTGGGATCGGGGGACAGGCTTGACCGGCCTGTAGGGTCTTTTGGCGGATTTTATTCTTGCGCGGGGCGGGCTGGTCCTGGTGGACAGGGAAGACCTGGACCTCCTCGAGGCCCATGCCCTGACCTGGCGTGTGTGGCGCCATCGCAAGATCGCACCGCTCTATGTGGTCCGGGACGAGACCAGCCTCGGCCACCGCTTCCGGGTGATCCTGCATCGATTGGTGGCGGCGCGCATGGAGCCGCGGATGCAGGACGACCCGATGCGCTTTCGCGTCACGGCAATCAACAGGGACTTCACCGATGTTCGCAGGGAAAATCTGGCGATCTCGTTCGCCTCAAGGGGCTCCGGCCGACTCCCCATCAACCGCAAACCCCGAGGCTACCGAGCCTACGCCGGCACCCACAGGAGCGCACCCACCGTCTCCAACCCCCTCTGGACAGGGGGAATTGAGTTCCGCCTTGACCGGAGCCGCAAGCACAAAGGCACACACCTTGGAAACCACCTCCGACCCTACTCCCCAAACCTCGGCACATTTATCGACGGAGCAGCTGCTGCGGGAGGCGATGAACCGGGAGGCCATCCGGTGGATCAGCGTGCTGGACAACGATCAAAGGGACGCCGAGGGCAACCCGCTGTTCGACTGGAAGGTCCGCAAGGAGATGTTCCAGATGGCGCAGGACTGGCTGATCCGGTCCCGGAAGCTGTGGCCGCCGGAAGACAATGACGCCGAGGGCGAGGGCGTCACCAACCTGCGGGACTGGATGAACAACCCTGAGAACGTCGCCGCCCTGGAGACCATGTTCAAAGCCAGGGGCTGGTTGCCGCCGATCCCAAAGAAGGCGGGACGGCCGACTAAGGCCGAGGCCGCGGCGCGTCAGACTTTCAAAGAGCAGAAGCAGGCTCTGAAGAATGCCGAGTTCCAAGAGGACGACAGCACCCTGCAGGCCCTCATGAAGGGCAAAATCCCGAAGTCCAAGGAGGACGACCAATGAGCAGCTACATGCGTTTCTTCGAGGTGGTGCGGTCGGATGGCGTGACCGTGCGGGTCAACGCCAATGCCGTGAGCGCGATCATGGAGACCCAGACCAAGGGTGGTGAAGCCCGGGCCTCGATCATCATGAACAACAACATGACTATCGCCACCCGTGACCTGGGCATGCCCGAGGTGTGGGCGCTGTTCGTGGAGGCGGCGGGTCACGCTGTCCACATCGCCCGGGAACCGAACCCGGCCTACGTGGCCTGATGAGCGGCTACATCGAAGTCGAGGTGGCGGGCAACCACAAGGCCTACGTCGAGGCTGGCTCCATCGTGGGCGTGATCCACTCCCCTGGGCTCGGTCGCGACGACCAGGCCACGCCCGACGCTCCGATGACCGTGATCCTCCGGGGGGGCGACAGCCTTGAGAACGTGTATGGGATCAGCCCCTCTATGCTGATCCTCTATGCGACCGGGTGCCGGTGGGCGCTGCGCTTCAACAAGCGAAAGTTCGGCATGCTCCTGGCGATAGATGCCCGGGCCGACTTCGAGAACACCCTCATGACCCTGCAGCAGCAGATGGAACTGGAACATGGCCGCGCCCCCTGAGCATTGGCTTCCAGCCTTCATGCACTTCATCTCCAAGATCCGCATCACCTCCAAGGAGGCGACGGAGCCTGTCCCCATCGTCCCCTACGACGCGCAGACGCGGTTCCTTGAAGCGATGGCCTCGGGGCTGCAGGAGGACATCCACCACTTCGTCTGTCTGAAGGCCCGCCAGCTGGGTATCTCCACGATCCTCCTGGCGCTGGACATCTTCTGGCTGCAGATGTTCCCCGGCCTTCAGGGCGCCCTGATCGCGGACACCGGCGACAACAAGGAGACCTTCCGCGAGACCATCACCGAGATGCTGGACAGCCTGCCGGCCGGGTACAAGGTCAAGGTGCGCCGACACAACCGGAACGCCCTGATCCTGGCCAACGGATCCAGGCTTCAGTACATGAGCGCCGGCAAGGCGGGGAACACGGGCCTCGGCCGATCCCGCGCCCTGAACTTCGTCCACGCGACCGAGTGCTCCTCATGGAAGGATCAGGTCGGCCTGGACTCCCTGCGCGCCGCCTTGGCCCTTGAGAACCCGAACCGGCTCTACATCTTCGAGAGCACCGCCCTGGGCTTCAACCTCTTCTACGACATCTACGAGGAGGCGAAGGACAGCGGGATCCAGAAAGCCTTCTTCATCGGCTGGTGGGCCAAGGAGATCTATCGGATTCGAGAAGGCACCTCGGAGTTCGACCGCTGGTGGAACATCAGCCCCGAACTCACGGACGAAGAAGCCACCCTCACGCAGGAGGTGATGGAGGAATACGGCCACCAGATCACACCCGAGCAGTGGGCGTGGTTCCGCCGGGAGTCCTTCAACAAGAGCCAGTCCTCGCTGCACTCCGAGTTTCCGACAACCGAGAGGCTCGCCTGGCAGTCCACCGGCTTCCCGTTCTTTTCCATGAACCGGGTCAATCAGGATCAGGTCTTCATCCGCAACCAGCGCGTGACCTTCAACGGCTACCGCTACGAGTTGGGCGAGAAGTTCCTCGCCATGAAGTGCTCTCCGACCACGACCCTGGACGACATCGAACTGCGGGTCTGGGAAGACCCCAAGCCCGACGGCGTTTACGTGATGGGCGTCGATCCTGCCTACGGCCGAGACGAGTGGAAGGACCGCTCCGTCATCTCCGTCTGGCGCTGCTACGCCGACAAGATCGTTCAGGTGGCCGAGTACGCCACGCCGTGGCCCGAGACCCGCCATGTGGCCTGGGTGATGGCACACCTCGCCGGCTGCTATCGGAACGTGATCATCAACCTTGAGATCACCGGCCCGGGCGGCAGCGTCATGCAGGAACTCAACTACCTCCGGCAACAGATGCAGTACGGCAAGCTGAAGGAAATCGCGGCCGATCTGAACCCGGAGTGGGCCTTGGACCAAGCCCGCTGGTTCCTCTACCACCGGGTGGACTCCATGGGCCCGGGGTACATGTACAACTGGAAGTGTCTCGACCTTGAGACTCCTCTTCCCACGCCCACAGGCTGGACCACGATGGGAAAGGTTCTGGCGGGAGACTGGCTGCTTGACGAGAAGGGCAACCCGACCCGGGTGCTTGGCACGTCTCCGGTCAAGCATGGCAGCCCCTGCTATCGCCTGACCTTCGATGATGGTTCGCAGATCGTGGCGGACGAGGAGCACAAGTGGTGCGTCACTCGCAACCATTGGAAGGGCGAGGAGAAGATCGTCACCACGGTCGATCTGCTCAAGCACGACTACAAGATCAAGATGGCCAAGCCGCTGTCCCTGCCGGAGACCAACCTTCCCGTTGACCCCTACGTCCTCGGCGCCTGGCTTGGAGATGGCAGCGCCAACGCTGCCAACCTCACAGCCTCAGAGGCAGACGTTGAAGAGATGGTTGACCTCATGGCGGGTCGTGGCCTGCCGACCAAGATCCTCAGACACTCCAACCGCGCTCCGACCGCGGCCCTCACTCATCCCAGGGGCCAGCGAGAGGACACCCTGATCCGGCGCCTGCGAGCGTTGAATGTCTACGGACAGAAGCACATTCCCGCCGCCTATCTCCGCGCCAGCGTGGATCAGAGGCTGGATCTCCTGCGAGGTCTCATGGACACCGATGGTGGCCTGAGCGGGAACAACGGCGCCCAGTGCGGCTTCACCACGACATCCGAGCGCATAGCCGAAGGGTTCGCTGAACTGGTCCGCTCCCTCGGCATCAAGGCCAAGCGATGCGTCCGCAACCGGACCATCATTTACAAGGGCGAGCAGACCACCTGCCGTTCGGCCTACCAGTTCTGGTTCACCCCGCCCAACGACATGCAGGTCTTCCGGCTATCCCGAAAGGCCCGCAAGCTGGACGAGAACCGCAAGAACGATGGCCGCAAGGCGTACCACCGCATCGTCTCCATAGAGCCTGTGGAATCCCGCCCGGTGCGCTGTGTGCTGGTGGACAATCCCACCCACCTCTTCCTCGCCGGCGAAAGCATGATCCCGACGCACAACACCAGCGTCGAGAACAAGCTGCTCATGCTCAACCGCTTCCGGGACTCCTACAACACCGAGGAGCTCATTGTCCGGTCGCTGCAACTGCTGGACGAGATGATCACCCTGGTTCAGGAGGGGTCATCCATCCACGCTGCCGGCCGGGGCAAGGACGACCGGGTCATGGGCGCGGCGTTGGCGCACTACGCCTGGGCCGAATGGCAGCGGACCAGCATGATGGCCAATGGCGAGACCTTCGATAAGGTCCAGAGCCGCGAGGCCGAGGTCATGAAGGCGGGGCGCCCCGTCATAGATTGGATCGTGCCTCGGCACATGGCAGCGGCCGAGGCGGAAGCCAGGCGGCAGGAACTCAAGCGGCTTCTGGAGGAATGATGCCTGTTACCCGGACCTACCTGTGCGACGACTGCGGCTATCGCTTCACCCAGTTCCATATGAGCCGAGAGGAGGCGCCGCCGGAATGCCCTGCGTGCTACGCCGCGACCCACAGCATCCCAGGCGGCTTCAACATCACGACCAGCAAGGCCAAGGCTGTGGACATGGTGCAGAAGATTGCCGAGGAGGACTACGGCATGACCAACATGCGGGACAACGGCCGTGAGGGCGATGTCGCCGCCCTGGGCCCGTCTCAGGTCCAGTCGTCCGAGGCTGAGATGCTCACACGCCAGATGATGGCTACGCAGCCTCAGATCAACGAACAGCAGGCCGATCTGGTCAACTCGTTCTGGAAGAACAGCATGTCGGGAGCCGCTATCCCCGGCGCCGGAAACCCCAGCCTGACACCGGAGCAGCAGCGCGATCAGATCCTGGCCGCAGGCGCTGTTGCCTCAAGCCAGGCCACCGGCATGGGCGCCGATCCCATCGGGTTGATCCATGAAGCGGGAAAGCGTGGTATGGCTGACACGCGCCTCGAGGTGTTGAACCCGAAGGAAACCCGGAGCCTGAAGACGTGATCATTCCCAAGGACGGCAAGAACCTGGTCCGCTGGACGCAGGAACTGATCGATGAATGCACGGTGAGCGTGGAGCGCCGCCGTCAGGAGTACAGCACCTGGAAGCAGCTTTTCTACACGGGGTCCACCACCGGGACGCCGTCCAAGCACAACCGCTGCTACTCCCACATCGACAAGCTGTCGTCCTTCATCTTCTCCCCCACTGACGTGCGCTTCGATCTGGAGTGCGAGAGCGATGACGAGAAGCAGTGGACTGAGCGCCTTGACGTGGCGGCGCGCTATCTCAACCGCCAGTTCGTCCGGCAGAAGTGCGACCTCGCTTTCTCCGAAGCCGTCCTGTGGTCCCTGATCAAGGGCAGCACCATCATCAAGCAGGTCTGGGGCCGGGGCGGTCTTGAGCCCTGGGTGATCCAGCCTGAGTTCTTTGGTGTGCTGCGCGAGGACATCCCCTCGCTGGATCGGCAGGACGCCTTCGTCCACACCTTCTACCTGACCCCGACCCAGTTCCGGCGCCTGCTTGGCGAGCGACCGGACAAGGAAGAGATCCTGCGCCAGGCCACGGCCGGGTTCGCTCCGACGGACTCGGAGGTGACGGGCGAAAGCTACGGCGCAGACATGGTCACAGCTGGATCTGCGTCTATCCCCGGCATCCTCCTGCCAGGCCAGCAGGGCCAGCAGCAGCGAGGCGCTGTGGACTGGATCACCAATCCGGCCGGTCCCATGCTGGCTCAGGGCGTGGCCAACCAGCTGATCCGCGTGGACGACCTCTGGGTCATGGACGATGATCGCGAGGACTGGACAACCATCCGCTACGTCGCACCAGACCTGATCATCGAGGGCCGCTATCGCCGGCGGAACCTGTCCGACATTCCAGGATCTCACCCGTTCGTGCGGGTCTGCTCCTCCGAGGTGCCGAACTATTTCTGGGGCCGATCCGAACTGGCCAACGTCTACGAGAACCAGAAGCTGCTGACCGCCCGGGTCAACAACCTGGACGCCATGTTCAACCTGATCGCCAAGCCCGCCCGTTCCTTCCGCGGCTTCAGCGGCCTGACTGAAGACAAGGCGCGAGCCCTGCTGTCGCCTGGCGGCATCCTCACCGACCCGTCTCCGACTGGCGAGATCAAGGATCTGGCGCCCACCATCCCGCCCGGGGCGATGGAGTACATCAACACCCTGGACAGCTGGTTCAACGAGGCGGCGGGTTTCACCGCCATCATGCAGGGCCAGGGCGAACCCGGGGTCCGCGCCGGATCCCACGCCGACACCCTGCTGCGAACCTCCTCGCCCCGTCTTCGCACCCGCGCCCTCATAGTGGAGAAGCAGGTAGCCGACTTCGGGGAGATCTGCCTGAAGATGCTTCAGACCAAGGACGCCAGGATCCTGATGGCCGGCACAGACAATGCCTTCCTCTTGGACACCCTGCCCGAGGATCTCGAGGTCACGGTGGACAGCCACACCTCGTCCCCCGCATTCTCCGGCGACAACGCCAACATGGCCATGGCGCTGAAGCGGGCCGGAGCCATCGACGACGAGACGCTGATTGAGATGATGCACCCGCCCCGCCAGGATCGGCTGGTCGCCCGGGTCAAGGCGCGGGAAGACGCACAATCCCAGCAGATGCAGGAACTCAAGAAGCTGGACCCCGAACAGTGGGCAAAGGCCGTGTCAGGTGGCGGCCGCAAGCGATAGATAAAATAGGGCGGTCTGGACGGATCGCCCTTTCACCGCCTCATAATTCCCTCTCCACGTGATGCGGTAGCAGGGGTCAGGACAAGAAGTCCTGTAAAATGAGGGCGTTGACGAAATCTTCTAGTGCGCTGTATTCCTCTTGTTGCCTGAGGTTCCTTGTCCCAACCGGGAACCGACGGCTCTCCCCGACGTGGCAATCCCGTCACGTTGTAGCGGTTCAGGAGGTGGTCCCATGGCCCGTAAGCGCAAGTCCCGCCGGAAGTAACTCCGGCTCACCACAGGGTGAATCCATGCCTCCCTTGCCTATGATGATGCCGCCTATGGGATCTGCGGGTCCAGCCAGTCCCCCGACTGCAAACCCCGGAGCCATGGCCGACTCTATGTCAAAGGTGAGGGAGGCAATCCACCTCCTGGAACTTGCACTGCCTGGCCTGGCGATTGGCAGCGAGCCCCACTCTGCGGTGGTGAAGGCCCTGCCAGGACTGTCCAAGGCTGTTCCTGCCACTGAAGCGGTGAGCGGCGTACAGAACACCCAACTCCTCGCGCTCCAGCAGCGGGCTCAACAGAGCGCCGCGATGCAGGCCGTGATGCGAGCCATGGGCGGCGGCGCTGGTGGTCCCCCTGGGGGTCCTGGCGCACCTCCCGGTCCCCCTGGTCCGATGGGCGGCGCTATGCCTCCCCCCGGCGCTCAACCCCCGATGATGTAGGAGGCCCTCATGGCCCAAAACGGTACCCCCATCTTCACCCCGCCGATGAACTCCCTGATCAAGGAAGACCCGCAGATCGTGCGCGTCCCCCTCGACTACACCGAGTTCGGCGCCCGTCCGTCCAGCGTGAACGCTGCGGACTTCAAGTCGAACATCTTCCCCGTTCGGAACCTCCCGAACGGTCAGTAATCCTCTCGCACCCCAACCCTCCACGACAGGTTAGGAACCATGGCTCAGATCCCCGACGACCAACTTGATGCGCTCCTGAAAGCGGCCCAGCTTCTGCAGACCCTGCAGGCGAACCCGCATGCGCTCGTCCACCTGGAGAACTCGATCAAGGCGGTGAACCCGAACGTCGAGACCTCTGCAGAGATCGCGGCGCGTCAGGCGAAGCCCCTGATCGATCCCATCCAGCAGAGGCTGGACGAGGTCACTCAGAAGCTGGAAGACCGGATCAGGGCCGAGGACGAGCGCGAGGCGTCCACAAGGACCGCTCTCGCTGAGTCGCACCTGTCTTCAACCTTCAAGCGCCTGCAGGAGCAGGACGGCTACACGGCCGAAGGGATCGAGAAGATCAAGGAGCTGATGGTCAACAGGAACATCGCGGACCCCGATGCGGCCGCGGCCCTGTTTGACCGAATGAATCCCCCGAAGCAGGAACAGGCTGCGTGGGAACCCCAACGGTGGAACCTCGAAGAGAACGCCATCGAAGGGGATGTGAAGAGCCTCTTCTCGGACCCGGACAAATGGGCCGACAACACCGTGGGCCAGGTGCTCCTTGACGAGCGCCGCCGGTCCTCCTCCGAATGATCAGAAGGAAGTAGATAATGGTTTCGCCGGTTTACGGAACGGGTGTCGTCCCCAATCAGGGCGCGATCACCAACGAACTCAACGCCGTCACCCGGCGGGCCTTTGTGCCGAAGATGGTGGTGCAGATCTACAAGGCTGCTCCTCTCCTTAACGCGTGCCTTCGCAACGCGCAGCGGGCCAAGGGCGGTCTGTCCCAGATTTCGGTTCCGGTTCAGGGCTCGTCCTTCGTGTCCTTCAACTGGGCCGGCTACTCGGGTTCGTTCCCGCAGCCGACCGTGGCCAACGCCGCCCAGACCGCAGGCTTCAACCTGTCAGTCGGCACCGTTCCCGTCCCGCTCCTGGGGATGGAGAGCATGGTTCAGTCCAGCGAGGCCATCATCCCGCTGGTGAAGGCCCGTATGGCGGACGCCACCACCGTGGCCATCCAGTCCATCGCGACTTCGCTCTTCTCCTCGTCGGGCGCCGACCCGCTAGCCGTCAACGGTCTCCTGGATGTCTACGACGACGGCACCTCGGTGGCCAACTACGGCGGCATCAGCCGGACCACGAACACCTTCTGGAAAGCCACCAAGTACACCACCTCCATCACGCCCACCCGGTCGAACATGATCACCCGGATCATGCAGACCACGTCGGCCGCTGGCGGTGACTCCCCGGACCTCGTCGTCATGTCCCTGGGCGATTGGTGCACCCTGCTGACGGACTTCATGCTCATCGAGCAGTTCAACACCGGCCCGAACAGCCGCTACGGCAACGACGACGCCGTCAACGCTGGCTTCCGGTGCCTGATGCTCGGCAACACCCCGATCATCGCGGACCCCTTCTGCCCGAACGGCAAGGCGTTCGTCATCAACACGAAGTACCTGGCCCTCTACCTCTCCGAGTACGCCAACTTCGCCTGGTCCGGCTTCCACAGCCTGATCCCCAACAACCAGCTGGCGAGCGTCGGCGTTGTCATCATCGGTCTGGCCCTGGCCTGCACCAAGCCCTCCACGGGGATGCAACTGTCGAACGTCAACGGCGCCGCGTTCTAATTCGGCCACACAAGGACACCCGACATGGCTATCACCCTTCAGAGCGGCGCGGGCATCGGCCTGGTCACCAAGCCGCTGGCTGGCAACAACAACTTCCTCTCGCTTCCGGCGGGTCAGGTCTACACGGTCCCGGCCGGTCAGTACTACATCGACACCGGCGCCTACCTGCAGATCCAGACCCTGGATCCGATCAGCGGCATCTGGCGCGAACTGACCGGCGTCGGCACGGACAAGATCACCTTCGTCAACAGCGACGGCGTCAACGTCCGGGTGGCCAACCTGACTGGCTGCCCCATCGGCTCCATCGTCACCAACGTCGGATCGGGCTACACCTCGGCCCCGGTGGTCACGGCCTCGGCCGGTAGTTCGACCTGGCGGGCCATCGTCGGCGGCGCGATCAACACCTCGGTCACGATCACGACAGCTGGCTCGGGCTACACCTATCCGCCTCAGGTCATCTTCGACGCCCCGCCCGCCGGTGGTGTCCAAGCCACGGCGACCTGCACCATCTCGGGCGGCGCGATCAACGCCGTGACTGTGGTGAACCAGGGCGCGGGTTATCTCGTGGTCCCGAGCATCACCATCGTCAACGACCCCCGCGATGCGACTGGCACCGGCGGCAAGCTGACCCCGGCCCTGACCGGCTCTGGCACGGTCACTGCGGTCCTCTGCACCGATCACGGCACCCCGCTGACTTCGGTTCCGACCCTGTCCTTCTCGGGCGGCGGCGGCGCTTCGGCGGCGGCTACGGTGGCCATGTGCTTCACTACCACCGGCTTCACGGTTGGCTCGGGCGGCACGGCCTACGGCAACGCCCAGCCCTTCCTGGTGCAGGCTGTCGGCGGCATCGTCTCGGCCACGGCCGGCGCGGTGGTCAACCCGCAGCTCTCCGTGAACCGCCTCACCCCTCGCATGGGCGTGCACACCGGCACCACGACCGCTGGTGGCGCCATTCAGGCCACGGGTGCGGTGATTCAGGACGGTGGTCTGTTCCAAGCGGTGCCGATCGGCATCGTCACGGCGGGCGGTTCGGCTCTGGCCACGGCTGTCGGTCAGGTCACCATGACCGTGGGCGGCGTGACGGACACCTTCATGATCCAGCCCTTCGCCTGATCGGGCGACACTGGATGATCTCGGCTTAGGGGCCCGGGGCTTGAACCAGCCCCGGGCCCTTTCTGTTGAGGACCGGACATGGATTTGGCGACGTACATCTCAAACGTGCAACTGCTGCTGAACGACCCCAACGCGCAGTTCTACACGACCGCCTCCCTGACCAATTACATCAACCGGGCGCGGGTCTATGTGGCTGGCCGGACTCAGTGCTGCCGCCTCCTGACGCCGTCCTCGGGGCCGATCTCTACGGTTGTGACGGTGACCGCTGGGGGCTCAGGATACTCCACGGCGCCCACGGTTACGGTGTCTGCACCGGATGCCCTGGGGCCGCTGACCTACACCCAGGCCACGGCGACGGCGACTGTGGTGGCGGGTGCCGTGACGGCCGTGACGGTCACCGATGCGGGGACGGGGTATGTGAACCCTCCGACCTTCTCGTTCTCCGGCGGTGGAGGATTGGGCGCCACGGCTACGGGAGCCGCGACCACGGGCTTCCTGTCCACGACGGCGAACCAAGAGGTCTATCCCTTCAGCGCGGTGAACACGATCCTGCAGAGCGCACAGACTGGCGCGGACAAGATCCTGGGTGTGGCTTCGGTCTCCATCGCCATCGGATCCACCAAACCGACGCTGAACTGGTGCGACTTCCTCACGTTCCAGGCCTATGCGCGGGCTGCGAACTGGGGACAGAACCAGCCGTCGCTGTGGAGCCAGTATGCCCAGGGCGAGACCGGATCGATTTACCTGTGGCCGGTTCCGTCCCAGAAGTACCAGATGGAGTGGGACTGCTTCGTGGCCCCCCTGGCCCTGTCAGCCCTGCAGACGGTGGACATCATCCCAGAGCCTTGGTCGGAGCCGGTGACCTACTACGCCGCCTACCTGGCCTACCTGAACGCGCAGCGGAAGGACGACGCCAACTTCATGCGGTCGGAGTGCGAGCGCCTGATGCTTGAGACCCGAGGGTTCGTGACGCCTGTCCGCATCCCGACGATGTACCCCACGGAGTGATCGATGGCGCAGCCTCCTGCAGCAGGTAAGGACCAAGGTTCCGAGGTTGGGCTGATCTCGATTGAGGACTACGGCACCCTCAACACCAAGGCCAACCGCGCCGCCATCGAGCCCAACGAGTTCTCCTGGATTGAGAACTGGTTCCCCATTGGCAAGGGGAACATGCGAACGATGTACGCCGAGGGATCGACCCTCTACACGGCCACAGGCGGCAAGACGGTCATCTACAAGCTGCCCTATAACCTCGGGGCAGTACCCTACATCGCGGTGTTCCTCAGCGATGGATCGGCCGTGCAGGTGCGCGTGTCGGACGGCGCCACCACCACCATCGGCGCTGCAGCCACTTTCTGGACCGCTGGCGGCGATTTGCCGTGTGCCTGTCAGTACCAGTCCAAGTACCTCATTATCGGCTCCACGATCTCCACAAACGCCTATTGGGTATGGGACGGCGCAGTCCTCTATGGATCGGGGACGGTGGCCCCTCAGACCTCCATCATTCGCGGTGGGTCGGGCTACACGTCGGCGCCCACCATCACGGCCTACGGCGGTAGCGGATCGGGGGCGACGTTCACCGGAACCATCGCCAACGGCGCCCTGGCGACGGTCACCTGCACCAACGCTGGCAGCGGATACAAGGGGACGGACCATGTGACCCTGGTGGTCACCGGCGGTGGGTCCAACGATCAGGCCCGATGCACCCCCGTCGTGTCCGCGACTGCCGGCGTGGCGCGGGTTCAGGTGACTAACGGCGGCTCAGGCTACCCGGCCGCGACGACCGTGACCTTTACTGGAGGTGGCGGAACGGGTGCTCAGGCGATTGTCTCGTCCCTGATCAATGGCGTCGTGGTTGGGGTCACGGTGATCAACGGCGGGACCGGCTACACGTCTGCTCCCACGGTGGCGTTCACTGCCGTCTCGGGTTCCGGCGCCACGGGCAGCGCGGACATGCGCCGTGGGCAGATCACGTCGATCACGGTCAACAGCGGTGGCACGGGCTATACGGGAGCCCCGACGGTGGTGATCACGCCGCCCGACGACACCAACTACCCGACCCTCCAGGCGACGGGGATCGCTACGGTCGTTGCAGGTGTCGTGACCGCTGTGACCGTGACCAACCCCGGGCTGGGCTACACCAACGCCGCGGTAGAGCTCCAAGGCGACAACAATGCGGCCAACGTCGTGTGCTTCACCATGCCTCAGGGCATTCAGGCCACCAGCATTGAGACGTACCAGAACATCATTTGGACCTCGGTGGGGACGAAGATGTCCTTCACCGGCCCCAACAGCGTGTCAGACTTCTCAACCGTGGGAGGCGGTGGATCTGCGCCGGCGAGCGACTCCTACCTACGTCGGCAGATCACCTGCCTGAAACAGGCCAACGGCTTCCTGTATCGGTTCGGAGACTCGTCCATCAACGTCATCTCCAACGTCCAGACGGGATCGACGGGGATCACGACCTACAACAACTCCAACGTGGACGCCCAGGTCGGCACGCCCTACCGGGACACCATCGTTTCCTTTGGTCGAGCCCTGGTCTTTGCCAACTCCTCCGGGGTCTACGCCCTGTACGGTGGTGCGGCTGAGAAGGTGTCGCAGCCCCTGGATGGTCTCTTTGCCACAGCCAGCTTCAACACCGGCCAGGCGGGCCTGACGCCTACCGCGGCGACCGCCACCATCTTTGGCATCCGGGTCTACATCCTGCTGTTCACCACGACCGACGCCTACAGCCGGACGCTTCGAAACATCATGTGCATCTGGGATGGACAGAAGTGGTTCACGGCCTCGCAGCTGAAGACCCCGACGGTCATCTCGGCACAGGAGATCGACTCCGTCCTGACGGCTTGGGCCACCGATGGGACCAACCTCTATCCCATGTTCAAGACCGCCTCGGCCTCGCTGTCGAAAGTGTTCCAGACCAAGCTGAACGCGGTGGCCGGCTACAACGAGTACAAGCAGGTCAACCGCGTCTTCCTGATGGCCCAGACCAACACGGCCGACGCCTCGAGCGTGACCATCGCCATCAACAAGGAGAACCAGACTTCGGCGCCTTCGGTGACCACGAACCTCTATCAGGCCCCGATCTCTTGGACAGGTCTTGCTGGGGCGCCCTTGTCGTGGAGCGGATCCGGTGGTGCGAGCCTGGAGTTCGCAGTCACGGGCCTGACGATCACCGGCTACCAGGAGTCTGCGTATGGTCGCCTGATCGGCGCCACGCTGACGACGAACGCGGTGGACGTGACCTTCATCGGCATGTCCCTGCTGCTGCGTGAATATGCGACCTACGGATGATGAGTTAGAGTGCCCTCGCAACCGGCAAAGGAGCCAGCGATGATCTTGGAAAACAAAGGCGGTGTGTTTGGATACCCTGAGGGGGACGCCATCACCGAGACCCCGGACGGCCGTACCACCGTGCGGAACGACTGCTGCTTCGACAACAACCTGGTGAACTCGCCCTTCACCACGACGAACGGCATTGCCTTCTCGCCCTTCGGCGTCGATCTGACGAAGGGCATGGTCCAATTCCGCGACGAGGACTGACTTGTCTCTGGCGATGATCCAGTACCCGCCCCCGGTGTCTGAGGGACATCGGGAGTGGGCTGGCCACAACTGGCAGCATCACCAGGGCATAATCCTGGGGCTGAAGCAGAAGTACGGCGTGGACGCCCCTCTGCTGCGGATCTGGCCGTGGCAGGGGGAGTTCTCCAACGACTGGCTGCAGCAGCACCAGCAGATGCACTCGTTCATGTGCGGCGTCCTGGGCATTCCCGGATCCGACCTGTCCTCGGTGGATTACAAGGACAAGCGCCAGTTGGACTCCTTCTTCTTCCAGCACTTCATTGAGCATCAGGCGGCGGCGTCCCGCTTGGGACTCGACATCCTCTGACCCGTGCTATCCTGAGCGCACAAGGAGATCGCCATGGCCGTCAACACCGACCTTGACCCGCAGCCCGTCGTCAACCGGGGTCAGCCCACCCCTGAGGCTGGAAAGGTGTCGGCCGCTTCGACCCTGCCCAACCTGAACTTCGCCGGGACGATGAACATTCCCAGCGGTGACCTCACGAACGGCATCATGGGCAACATGCCCAACGCCCTCGGCATCCTGGGCTTGAACGAAGGCGACCTCGTCAAGCAGTACCAGGCCACGCAGGCGGGCCAGGACATGCTCGCGGCCGATGCGGCGCGGCAGCAGCGCCTGGCCGCGTACAAGGCTGCAAACCCCAACGCCAGCGACTTCCAGGCCAAATACTACGCGATGACTCCAGAGGAGCAGGCGCAGATGCGGTCGAACTATGGCAGCGAGATCGGCAAGGCCAAGAACACCTCATGGGTTGGCAGCGCCCCGACGCCGGGGCAGACCTACTTCGATTACATGCTGGCCAACAACGGCGCCATGCCGGAAAGCAAGCTGAACGAAGGGCCGGGGCTCGGTCAGGCTTTGCTGAACGCTGCCCTGCTGGCCTCTGCTGGATTTGGCGTTGGAACTCTCGGCAACGCGCTCATGGCTGGCGCCGGCGCTGCAGGGGCTGCAGGGGCTGGAGCGGGTACGGGCCTCACCGCCGCCGGAACGCCGCTGACCTCTCTCGCGGGTGAGACGCTTGCGGCCAACACCATCCCCGCGACGGTTGCGGGACTTGTGCCAACCAGCACAGCCCTGGGCGCAGGATCGGCGGCGGGACAGTTGGCTGCTACGCTTGCCGGAACGGGAACGGCCGGTCTGGCGGGCAGCAGCGGGGCGGGCACGCTCCTCGGTGGCGCGGCCGCCGACACGCTTCCCCCGGCCGTTTCGGAAGTGGTGATCACCGGCGGCGCGACCGGCGGCATGTCTCCTGCGGTTGCTACAGCTCTGGGACTTACTGGCGCCGCTGCGGCGAACGCAACTTTTAGCACTACACCAGGCTCCACGGGCTCGGGAACGCCGAACGATTACACCCTGCCAGAAGAAACACTGACGCTCGGATCGCAGCCATCCACGCCGCTGATTCCGCCGTTCACGCTGTCTCCGACGGTGGTCAACGCTCTGAACCCGACCATCAATCCGAACCAGCCCGGTCTGCAGCCTACCCCCAACCCCACGCTGGACCCAACCCCGCCTGCCGACGACGGCACGCTGGTCAGCGAACTTGAGGTGTACCCACCAAAGACGACGCCGGTGCCTCCGGTCACGCCGGGTCCGAAGATTGATCCGAACCAGCCCGATCTGAAGACGCCGCCAACCGTGACGCTGGATCCGCCCCCGACAACAGAGCCGGACGTTAAAACCGACTCGGGCACAAAGCCGAAGACGACCGACCCGGGCAAGAAGACAACGACGACCACCACCACGACCAGCCCTACGTCGCCCGCTCCCGGCAGCACGACGACAACGATCCCGACGCTGAAGTCCTACAACCCGACCCTCTCAAGCGAGCCCTTCAACCTGAGCCAGTTCCTCTCCAGCATGACCTCGCCGCGAGCGGGCCAGGCCAACCTCGGGAACGTCTCTCCGTTCTCCGGCGGCGGCGTGGGGCCTGGCGCGGGTCCCCTGGATTTGAAGGGATCGTCGGCGCCTGATATCTATCCCTGGGTCAAAGAGGCAGGAGGCTGATCATGTCGTGGTGGAGCAACATCATCGGATCTGGCGTCAAGGCGGCCAAGGACATCGGCGGACAGGTGCTGACCAATGTCGGCACCAACGTGGCCAACAACCTCGTCAACCAAGGCACCAAAGCCGCGACCGATGTGATCACGGGTGGTGGCAACACTGCAGGCGGCGCAGCGACGGGTGGCACATCCCCGGGCTTTGACTGGCGGCAGATCATTGCGGGAACCCTGCCCGTCATTTCCTCCCTGCAGAACCAGGATCTCCCTTACCAGAAGGAATTGGAGGGCATCGGCTACGGCGCCCTGGACATCGCCAAGCAGATGACGCCGACCGCTCTGGCGAACATGCAGGGGATCATTGGCGGCCCTGCCATGGGAGCCCTTGAGAGCAACCTGGAGCGCCAGCGGTCCCAGATCCGGGGAACCTACAATCAGATGGGCATGAGTGGCTCGACGGCTGAGGCTCAGGACATGGCAGCGGCTCAGAGGGACGCAACCTCGCAGCAGTACGAGCTCGGCCGTCAGATGGCGTCCACCGGCTTTCAGGGCATCGCTGCAGAGACCGGGATCGCGGACACGACCTTCTCCAACCTGATGACCATGCAGATGCAGCAGGACAAAGAACTGCAGGACGCCCTGGCGGCGTATGCGGCCCTGTTCGCGGGTGGGGGTGGCACGTCCTCGTCTCAAACGACTATCGTGACCAACGCCGATGGCACCGTGAGCCTGGCGCCGTATCAGCCGACAGGAACGACTGGGGCTGTTGGATCGGATGTGGTGGCCGGTCCCAGCATCAACGCCAACCAACCGGGGCTGCAGCCGACGACGGGCACCAGCGGCATTCCGCCGGGATACATTCAGACACAAGGTGGAATCGTTAAAGCGCCAGCACCTCCAGCCGGATCGAAAAAGGGCTACTGGATCGTTGGTCCGACCGATGCGCTGGAATGGATCGAAACCTAAGGGCAATCCGTACCCGTCTTGCAGATCGGCTGCTTGTGATAGAGTGTCCCTAAACCTCAGGGGCGCGCATGCCTGACTACAGCAACATCATCAAGGGCGCCTCGGCCAAGTACGGGGTGCCAGCGGACATCCTCACCAGGATGGTTCAGGCCGAGAGTGCGGGCAACCCTCGGGCTGTGTCCCCCAAGAGCGCCCAGGGCCTCATGCAGCTGATGCCTGGCACGGCGAAGGAACTCGGCGTCACCGATCCCTTTGATCCTGAGCAGAGCATCTACGGCGGGGCTGCGTACCTCGCGCAGCAGTACAAGCGGTTCGGTGACTGGCAGAAGGCGCTGGTCGCCTACAATGCTGGCCCAGGCAACGTGGGCAAGGCTGACACCTGGCCCGGTGTTCAGGATTACATCAGCAAGGTGATGGGTATGCCCGATCTCAAGACGTTCGCCCAGGGGATGATCAACGATCCCCAGAGGAAGCAGCTGCTGTCTCAGGCCATTGAGTCTGGAAGGGCGGCGACGGCCTCTCGAGAGGAAGCCAAGGCGGCTATTGCGAAGGGGTCTGAGCGTTCCCAGGCGATCCTCAAAGAGATGGCGGATGAACGCGCTACGGCTCCGACCGGCCCCGCCCTGCGCGAGATTCCGACCCGGCCCAAGGCCAAGCCCCCGTCTGATCCCCTGAAGGTCTTTGGCGAGGTCGTACCCATGATGGCCATCTTTGGTTCCGCGTTCACTCGGGGCGGCGCCATGGCTGCAATGAAGACGGCGACGGCCGCGATGACCGCGGTGAAGAACCGGGACGCAGAGGAAGCCAAGGCAACGCGAGACATGTGGCTGGATCAGGTCCGAGAACTTCAGGCCCAGAACCAGATTGAGTCCGACCGCTACAAGGCGATCATCGACAATCGTCGGCTGACCATGAGCGAACGAATGGCCGAACTGCAGGCCATAGCAGCCGAGACCAAGAACCCAATGCTGATGGCGCAGCTGGACGGCGGGAACTACGACAACGCCCTGAAGCTGATCGACGCCTACGACTCCTACGACAAGCGCCTGGCCGACATACTGGAGTCGGCAGAGCGACAGGACGCGGACGAGCGCCGCCTCGCCCTTGAGGAAGAACGGTACTCGGGCGACATCGAGGTCGGCAAGATCAAGCAGGCCTTGGCCCGGGGCGACAAGTTGACCGCCACGCAGTGGAACGTCCTAAGGGCGGACAGCATGGGATCCATAGACGACCGCCTTGGGTTCCTGATGACGAAGCGAGAAATGGAAGGCCTGAGTTCTGAGGAACAGAAAAGCCTTGATGAGCTGACCGAGCTCAAGAAAAAGTCTGGGCTCTCGTTACCATTCGGTCCAACCGCACCTGGCGGCGCTAGCCAGACCGAGGACACTGACACAGCCAAGACGCCGGGAGCAGACGCAAATCCCCCTGCCGCCGCGCCTCGACCCACCACGCCGTTCCGCGGCCCCGCTAATCATTGGTCCGGCACCCCTCAAGCCCGAGGCCCGTCGATGTTCCGCATCGCCACCTCGGATGAGCGCGAGCAGATGCGCCAGATCCGGGCCCAGGCCCCGGAGCAATACCAAGCGGCCAAGGATCTCCTGCGCCAGAGCGGCGTCGATACCAGCGAGTTTGAGTGATGGCCGACAAGAGCGCGCCAAAGTCTGTTGACCTCTCGCAGTTCCTGAAGCCGGCGCCGCCGATCAAGCCCGCCGCCCCTGCGCCGGTTGCCGCGCAGTTTCGGGATACCCCACCTGCAGCGGCGCCCAAGTCCTCGTCGGTGAAGTCGGTGGACCTGTCGGGTTTCCTCAAAGGGAAGCCCCCGGCCCCCAAGCAGCCTCTCCTGACTCCGACTGGCCATGTTACCAGCGTCTCGGAGAAAGCGGCGCGAACCAATCGCGCAGCCCTTGACCAAACAAATCCGCCCATGACTGGAGCGGACGCCAAGCGGGCGGCGGACACGGCTGCGCTCTTCTCTGGGTCCACGGCATATCGTCCCAGCCCTCAACAGATTGCTGCAAGCCTGCCGCCTCCGACGCCGCCAGAGACCCTGTCCGAAGCGGTGCGGAAGTCCAGGGAACGCCTGTTGTCTGATGCCGGCCGTAGCGCCCTGAGCACGGTTGATCTTACCACCAAGGCGCTGACCCAGGCCCAGCGGGCGGGCGAGGCCGGCATGAACCTGGATCTTGGTGAGGCATTAGGCAAAGCCACTGGAGCGGCGGGTTACGGCTTGGGCGCTGTGGGTTCTGGCTTTGACGCCGCTGCCCGTACGATCCTCGGCGCCACCAACGTCGGCCCCGCGATTGAGGCGGTGTACGGTAAGCCCCTTGAGGAGGCCACGGCGGGCCTTTCCCCTGGCGCCATCAACCTCCCGCGCATTCCGGTGCCTGGCCTCACCCAGCTACTGAACGCTGGCCAGAGCCTATACGAGTCCGCGACGAACGCTCCGGTGGAACCGAAGATCAAGGGCTGGAGCACCATCGGCGGCCCGGTCCAGTACGACCTGAGCATCCCCAGAGAGTTTCCCGTTGAAGCGGGCATCCAGATCGGCGGCATGTTCCCGGTCGGTAAACTGTTTCGCCCGCCTCGGTCGCCCACGATCCCGAAGAACCTGGAGTACAACGCCAGGCAGTTCGTTGGACCGGGGCAGGTCGCCCGGGAAGCGGCGGATGCGGCGGCGGCGTTCCAGGGTGGCGAGGGGGTCTTCACGCCGGATCTAAGCGCCCTGCCCACTGCCGCCGCCGTAGAGGCCGGAAAGAAGGCCGCCAGGACCGCGAAAGCCGCCACGAAGATCCAACCCCCCAAGGAAGCGGTCACGCGGCCCACGGCCGCCCCTGAGCCTCCAGCGCCTGCCCCGCCTGTGCCCGTGGACAATTGGCCCTCCGATGTCCCGCGCACGGTGTTTCATGGCTATGGGCGCAAGGATCAGGCCAGCGTCTATGGCGGTTTGAAAGAGCCGATCTTGGGTCCGGCCCGCTACTCCGCGTTCGACAAGGCCGACGCGGCGGAGTTTGGCCCCAACGTGGTGGAGAGCCAGGCCAGCACTAAAAACCCGCTCGTCATTCGGAACAACGACGACTGGATGGAGGCATGGCGGCAGGCCGGCTACCGCGGGCCGCCCGTGCAGTTGACCGCCGAATTGCTGGCCGACCTGCGGAGAAACATTGAGCAGCGCGGCCATGATGGCGTCATCGTCTGGTTCGACCCGATGGCGGATGTGGATGCCGCGGGCAAGCCCACCAAGCGCCTGCGAGAGGCGTTCGGCGGACCTCAGGTGGTTGAGTTCGGCAAGACCTACGGTGCGCTTGAGCGGGCCCCGCCCGCCGCCAAGCCGGCTCCTAAGGTTGCAGAGGGTGTTGCTGAACCTCCTGCTACGCCCAAGGAGGAAACGGCGCCGAAGCCCCCTGAAGCGCCGCCCGCAGCCAAACGCCCGCCCGTGTCTCCCGAGGCTCAGGATGCCGCGAACATGGCCTGGGGCAAGGCGGTGCAGACGGCCGAGGGCCTAGACGCCGCAGATCCAATTCGCACCACGCCGCCCAAGAAGCCCGTGGTGAAGACCTACACGGCCGGTGTCGTGCGCGCCGGAGAGGTGGCAGATCGCATTGATGCTGCCGTCAGGTCCAGCGATGTCGATGGCCTAAGACAGATTGCGGCCGAACTGGAAGACCTTCCCTCGGCGGGTCAATCCATGACGGATGGGGCGCAGCTGGCGGTCCTGAAGGACTACCTGAGCGATGCTATGACTCATGTGGCGGCGACGGGGCGGGGCATTGGAAATGCCGTGGGCGAGACACTGGCACGGCCTCGGGCGTCAGTCGCAGACGACCTTGTGGAACGGTTGCGGCAGAGCCAAGGCGAGCGTCCGGCTCAGGTCGAGGGCGGGGTCGTCCAGCCGGATCCTGAACCGGCCCGCACCAGCGACTTCTACAACCGCGCCCTGGCGGCGTGGAACGAGATCGGCACGAAGCTGGATAACCTCTTCGGTGAGGGCGCTCCGATGCCGCCCACGCCGGAGCGACCGCGCTTGGCGGGCATGGACAAGGACCACTGGGTCCACGGTGCTCTGGACCGGATCCAGAAGGCCATTGATGACGGCGACGGCCAGGCGGTGGTGAACGAGGCGTCCTCGGCCAGTCGGGTCATGGCAGACCCCAAGGCCGATGTGGTGGAGCGCGCAGCTGCGGCCACGGCCATGGACTATGCCCGCCAGGGGATGGAGCATCTTCAGGGTCGCGCCATCCGCGAGCGCGCCGGCGAGTTCGTGCGTCCCGGTGAAGCGGCTGACATCTACAGCATGTCCGACATGTCCCGGCCGAAGACGGTGCCCGAGGCTCAAAAGCAAGCCGCTCGCGCTGAAGAGGCTCAGGCTTTCCCGGATACCCGCACGGCGCCACATGACCTGGACGACGGTCTCAGCGCGCCGCGGCAAATGTCGCCGGAGGATCTGGCCCGCATCATCAACGGCAACGGCCTTCCGGGATCTCGCAAGCCAGATCCGACGACGCCGATCCCTCCGGTTCCCCAGGCGGTGAAGACGCCCCAGGAGCTCGCTCGAGACCTGGCCGACGTGGTGGGCGTGATCGTGCGCCGGGGCCGGATCCGGTTCCGCAACGCCCTGGGCGTGCTCAACACCCGGTCGCACATCATCCGCATGAAGGAGATGGCCGACTTTGACGTGGTCGCTCACGAAGTGGGCCACGCTCTGGAGTTCAAGGGCAAGAAGACCGGCGAGGAGTTTGAGGGTCTCAAGCGATTCTTTAACGCCCACGACGCCGTGCTTTCGCTGTTCACCTATGCCAGTGCGCCGGCCAACGCTGCGAGGATCGAAGGGTTCGCGGAGTGGATCCGCCTGTACATGACCAACCCCGACATGCTGCGAAAGTACACCGCGCAGACCATGACGGACTTTGAGGCGGTCATGGCGGCATCTGCCCCGGATGTGCTGCAGGGCCTGCAGAGGATCCAGGCTGAGTACGATGCCTACATCAAGGCCGACCCGGTCAGCATCGGCATGTCCCGGGTGGCCGAGTACCCGAAGCAGAAGGGCTTCGCCGAGAAGGTTGGCGAAGCGATGCGCGACCCTAGGCGCGCCATGGGCGGGCTGATGGACGACTTCGTCTACGGCTACGCCTCCAATCTCAATCCGCTCCGCAAGGGGGTGAACTCCCTCCTGAAGGTGGCCGAGGCGAACATTCGCAAGTCCGGGTGGCAGGTGCAACGGCGCCTTCGGCAAATGCCCAAGAAGGTGACTGAGAACCCCTTTGACATGATGGAGGCGCTGCCGGGTGCGGCCAACCGAGGCCTGGTAGATGTGAACAAGGGGATTGTTCCCTACGGCGGGGTCGCGCCGGTGGGCATGTCATTCATCGAGATCCTGGGCGCTGCGGGGGATGCGGCGCGAGCGGCGGGCAAACGCATTGGTCGCACGATTTCGCCCGACGAGTGGCTGACCCGCTTCGACTCCTACCTGATCTCCCGACGCATGGTGAAGCAGTGGGAGCGGCACGAACGGGGCGAGATTGGACGGCCGGACCTCCTGAGCAAGGAACAGCATCAGGCGATCATCGACGCCGAAGAGGCCATGTTCCCGGAGTGGCGAAGCGCCGCGCAGCAGATGTACGAGATGCAGGGCCGCCTGTGGGCGAAGCTTCGGGACGCCGGCATCATGTCTCAGGCCCTCTATTTGAAGACCACTCGCGATCACCCGGACTACGTCCCCACGCTTCGGGACATGACCGACGTAACCGAGGACATGGCGCGGGACATTGAGAATGTGACCGGCATGAGCGCCTCAGACGCCCTTGCAAACTTGGGAAAAATTGCCGGGTTCAAGGGGTCTCAGCGCAATGTTCTTTCCCCAACTCGGGCGATCTTTGAAACGATCATGTCGTCAAATCTCGCCATCGCGAAAAATGATGTCCACAAGGCCCTGCTGAACCTATCGCGCCTCCCCGGGTCCGGCCAGTTGGTGGAACAGATCCCGCGCTACACCCGCGAGGCCATCAACGTCAGCGCCTCAGAGATGGCCGAGAAAGTGGCCGAGATCGTGGGCAACACGAACCTGGACGCCTTCACTCAGGGCCTCGTCACCCAGGCCGTGGCAGACGCCGATGGCATGACGGTGTGGCGGGCGGTCGAGGACGCCAAGCGCGGCCAGTTCATCATCCATGCCTGGGAAAAGGGCGTGCGTCACGACCTGCGCCTTCCTGGCGGCAAGGAGGGCAAGCAGATCTACGACGCCCTAACCGGCATGGACCGACTGACCTCGCAGGCCTGGCTGAACATCGTAGCGGTCCCCGGCGCCGCGCTGCGATCAGGGGTGGTCATGCACCCGACGTTCGCCCTGACCAACCTTGGCCGGGACATGGTCTCGACCGCTGCGCTGACAAATGTGGGTTACCTGCCAGGGTTCGACAACATCCGCTCCCTGTTCAATGAGGTGCGCCAAGGGGACACAGCCACCCGGTACCGGATCGGCATGGGTATCGTCGGCGGTGAGCGCGCTGCAGCTGTCCGCGCTGTGCGAGAGAACAACGACATCCTGCGCCTGAGGAAGGCCGGGTTCCGCATCGTCCGTCCGCGCACCATCGGTGAGGCTCTGCGGATGATCCCCACTGCGGGCGAGATGTTGCAGAAGGGCGCCGAAGCCGTCGAACTGGCTGAGACCAGCACTCGCCTGTCCGTCTTTGACCGGGCCGAGCAGCGCGCCCTGGCCCGAGGTCTTTCGCCGTATGAGGCCATGATGGAGGCGTCTCTCGAGGCCCGTCGCGTCATCGACTTCGACGCCCGGGGCGCCAACCAGTTCCTGCAGGGCCTGCAGATCGCCACGCCGTTCCTGAGGGCCAACATTCAGGGCATGCGAAGCTTCCTGCGCGTACTGCCGCCCACCGAACTCTTCACTGTGCTGCTGCACAACCTGACTGTTCCCAAGGCCGCGCAGGTGGCCATGACCGAAACCCAGCGTATTCGGTTGGGCAAGAGCCTGAACCTCTGGCGTGCGATGGGTCTCATGGCGGCGCTCGAGATGACGCTGCGGGTCGTAAACCAAGACAATCCGGTCTACGACCAGCTGGACGATCTGCGCCGGCAGAACTGGGTCATCCCGATTGGCAATCGTGTTCTGGTCCTGCCCAAGCCATTTGAGATGGCGCTGATGGGCAACCTCATGTCACGGTTCTACGAGGGCGTGGTCATGAACGACCCCACCGCGGGCGCCGAGGCCTGGAAGGACTTCGTAGACGTTGCGGTGCCGCCCGTGGTCCCTCAGACGGTCAAGATGGTCCTGAACATCGCTCGGAACCGGGACGACTTCGGTAATGCCATCGTGCCCGAGGGCAAGCGTCAGCGCATGCCGGAAGATCAGTACGGAGACCGAACCAATCCCCTAGCCATTGAGATTGCTCGCTCGCTTGCTGCCGGCGGCGTTCACTGGTCTCCGGCCGTGATCGATTACGTCGCCAGAAACTCTGGAGGCTACGCCAGTCGCGACCTCATGAACGGCATTGAAGCCGTGATGACTCCCGCCACTCGAGAGGCATTCGACGCCACGAAGGCGCCGGTGCTGCAGAGGTTCTGGAAGGACCCGACGCGCATGGCCACGGGCTCCAGGGAGTTCTGGGGTCTCGCCCGGGGCTTCGGAGGCGAACTGACCTCACAACAGCAGTCGTTCCATGCATCTCTGCAGACTGCCGACATGACCCGCGCCCAGCAGATCTACAACCGCGGCGACCCCTGGGATCGCGCCTACCTGATGGCCACGGCGCCTGGCGTGTCGTCCGACATGAAGGTGTTCCATCCGATGGTCACCATGCCCAAGATCGTGGGCGCCCTGGGCGACATGACCACCCTGTTGGCGAAGGGCAACGTGACCTCGCTGGACGGCCAGGTGATCGACCTGACCCCTGCGCAGCGCCGTGATGCGATCAACGCCATGGCCTGGGCGGGACTATCCATGAAGGTCAACGCCCTGCATGACATCGGCTACATGGGCTACGAGGACAAGCCTGCCTGGCCGTACCGCGCCTACCTGCAGAAAGTCTACGAGATTGATCCCCGGCTCTACCAGCACCTGGACATGATGGTCGCCGCTGAATCCGGTGTCAGCCTGGAGATGATCCCGGCCCTGCGGACCACCTATCGCGACAGCATCGCCCCCATCGTCAACCGTCGCATCTCGCGTGAGGACATGGAGCTCATGGCTGACATCAAGCGCGAGAGCGCGACCACGCGGAAGAAGCTGGGCGAGCGGTTGCGGGAAGTGTCGCCCCCCTGATACCTTGGGCGAAACCTTGGAGGTGAACCATGCCGGTCAGCATCATTGACGAACAGGAGATGGAGCCGACGCCCCGGCTTCGTCTGGTGCCAACTCCCGATGAACTTGAGGAGCTAGTGGATGTCTCTCCAGCGCCTGCGCGGCCGGATCCCCTGCCGGAGCCCCGACGCCCCCGACTCCCCTTCCAGTTCCCAACCAAGGAAGTCGTCGCCGTCCTGTCAGCGATCGCGCTGATCATCTCGGTGCGGCTGTCCCTGGTCCTGGGCTTCATGGCCACGGCGGCGCTGTTCTGGATCGCAGCTACGGCGCCGTCCATTGGATCCATCTCAGCAGCCGGCCTGTTCGCGGTTCTGGTCTTCTGGCCACTCTCCTGGCTCGCGCTGAAGAAGGGCTGATCCGATGGCCTACCCCTATACCTTTGGATCTCTGTCCGGCGTCGTCCCCGCCTCCTACCTTGACTCCAATTTTGCGAACGCGGCTGAAGTCACGATCAACTTCTCCGCAGCGGGCCTCATCACCGGCGGCGGCACCTTGGCGGCGAACCGGACCTTCACCGTCACCGCTGCGACGGCGGCCAACGTCCAGGCTGGGAGCAGCGCCACGGTGGCAACAACTCCCAGCGCCCTGTCAGGATCGGCTACCCCGCAGACCCTGACCGATGCCGCGACGGTGAACTGGGCCATGACCGCCGGCTACAATGCCAAGGTGACCCTGGGCGGGAACCGGACCATTGCAGCCCCGTCTGGTTCCATCCTCGGCCTGACCTACGCCCTCGAGGTGATCCAGGACGCCACGGGATCCCGGGTGCCCTCCCTGAACGCCTGCTTTGACTTCGGATCGGCGGGCGCTCCTACCTTCTCCACCGGCGCCAACAAGCGGGATATCATCTTCATGTACTGCTACGACGCCACGACCCCGGCGTTCCGCTGCACCTTCTCCAAGGCGGCGTAATGCACCCGTTCTCGTCAGCGATGATGCAGGGAGGTCCTACAGGGAAGCGGCTGTTCCTTTGGGGGCAAAACACCTACGGACAGCTTGGAGACGGCACCACGGTCGATCAAAACTCACCAATTCAGATCGGCGGTCCCGTCTGGGCCGATGTCGCGCTAGGAAGCAGCCACTCCCTTGGGGTGCGGACGGATGGCACCCTGTGGGCATGGGGCGCCTA